TAGTTAGGGTTGAGCCAGTTGATGATGCTAGGCAAGACTGATACTAGAGCTGCATTTGCAATGGCAGCAGGGTCGAATCCCACCGCTAGATAAGTCGCTAGTGCTGCTGCTAGAAATGCTTTGCCCCAGCTTTCGGCGGCTTTTTTTAGGTCTCTCATTAGTGTCTCCTTCGAGGTCAAAGTAACTGCCATTTTTGTCTCCCAATGTTGTGAATGAAATATGGAAATGGGAGCGGTGAGGGTTAGAGCCTTTGTATTTACGGCGCTTCCAATTCATTATCGGACTCATTATCTTGCCATCGAAGATAATGTATTTAATTCGCTTATCGCCTTTCTTGGCTAACTTACGAATCTTCTCAACTAATGCATACGCTTCTTCTTTGTGCGCTGATAGTTCAGAATCGATATCTATAGCTCTAACGATTCCATCTCTTGGTATATGGTCAGAAGTGCTTTTAGCGAGGTGACGAGCATCAGCAATCCAGCCATCAGACTTCCTATCGCGATCAGGATAATCGTCATCGATTTGCTCCCGAAGTTGAATACCAGCTGCACACAGTTTGGCCATTATATATGAAAATTGTTCTAGGATAACAGCAAGCGAGCTTCGTCTGCCGTAATGCCTAAACGCTCTAATAAAACGGCCTTGGCATTTTTTGCTTCTAGCTCCGCTTGAAACTTTGCTTCATCTCTAGCAGCAATAACAAGATGTTCTTCATACTCAGCATCGGTCATTTCGCGGTCTATAAACTCGCCTTCGCTGTTGTAGATTCTAACTTCTGGTCTGGTCATATTATGCAACTCCGTAGATGTAGGCTGTTCCTGCGCTAAATGTTGATCCTGTAAAAAAACTAATTGTGCTAATGGCTGCTGAATTATCATAATATGCTGTCCCCATCATATTACGCTGAGCTCCTGCAATATAGCCATTAAAATTAAAATCACAATTTATGATGTCTGTATCATTGTAGCGATAAATATTGATAACTCCGTAGCCATTTTGAGTGGCTGTTGCGTTATTGCCTAAATCTACCATTTCAATTATATTTGTTAGAAAACCAGTATTGAGGGATACGCTGGCACCTTCCATACGCAGTTGGGAGTAAGAGTAGTTATTGCCAGTATCAGTATTCATTCTCAAATATACTGTGCCATTTCCTGCTAAATAAACGCCTTTAACCACAACTAGTAGATTTTTGTATGAACTAGATAATGTTGAACTTGTGGTAGTTGCTCCAGATAAGCTTAGTGTTTCAAGTAAAGTTAAACCGCCACCGCTAGGCGCAGCAACCCACTCTGGAGCAGTTGCGCCAGAATTAACTGCGAGCAGTTGCCCAGCCGTTCCAATGCCGAGCCTTGCTACTGTGTCGGCTGCTGTTCCATAGATTAAATCTCCTGCGGTAGTTATCACATCAGCAACAGGATCAACAGCCCACTTTAATCCTGTTGCTTCAGCAGAATCGGCGGTAAGAACTGTTCCATTTGCTCCAACGCCTAATCTTGCATCTGCGGTGTCGAAAGTAAATAAATCGCCCTTGGTTGTAAGAGGCGTTTGATCTGCTGTAGTTCCCCATTCTGGAGCAGTTCCACCAGCATTAACTTTTAATACTTGTCCAGCAGTTCCAATAGCAACTCTAGCCTTAGCAGTTGAGCTAGTGTAATAATCAATATCTCCAGCAGTAGTTCCTGGATTCAAATTCTTTACTGTGGTATCAGCAGATGATCCAAGTGTGCGGATAGCAGCTGCGCCATCTTTGACTAAATCCGTATCATCGGGCGTAGTCCAAGAGTAATTCGTTGTCGTTGCCATTTATTCTCCTATGCTACGATTGTAGCGTCTAGCCAGTATAAAGCTGGGTTTATTGTATTCCAAGACTCGGTCAAAGGAACATCAATCCATTTCATCGCCTGAAGGCTGAAAGCTAGAGGCGAGACATTTAGAGTTAAGTTAAGTTGATTAAGGCTAGCCGTCCAAGTCCAACCTTCTACGAATCCTTGAAATTCTCCATTAACCATATTGGCTGGCAAGTTAATAATATTGAGCGGTTGGCCCATAAATACATTTAGTAGGTCATCGCGTTCCGCATCGGGTATTTCTGGGCTTGCTACTGGGAAAGTTATCTGCCTTAAGGCAAATTGAGGATAGGCGCGAATAAGTAGATAGAAGGCTGCCTGAGCCTCTGCATCCCCTTGGTTGCGTAAAGTGGTGGCTATAGTCGTTGCTAGTTGCCCATAGAGGCTTATAGAGGCTGCATCGCTATCTGTGGTGCTTTGGTTGCCAGCAGAGCCATAACTAATGGTTATTGAATTTCTTACATCTCCAGCTCGCTTTAAGATTGATAGGGCTGGGCCAATTGCATCGTTGCCATCTAAATCAACATATCCATTAACTGCTATGTATTGCGCCCTGTGTGTCGAGTCTGCATAACCGATTCTGCCTTGAGCATCTTCATAGAGATATCCAAGTCCGCTAGTAGCAAAGCGAGCAGCTAGGTTATAAACTGTGTCATTCAAATTATTTTCAGAATGAAGCTCATAATCTCCTGGAGTATCAATTTCTCCAAGGCCCGTATTTTCTGCATCCTGCCATTGGACTAGTGGATCATAGCCATTCCAAGTCTCGGCAGCTGGCACTTCATTCCATTGGTTTAATAGAACTGTGCTTAGTAATTCAAGAATTCGGTCACCATCAAATTGGTGGGCAAAATTGCCTACATAGACTGCTCGGTTAAGTCTGGCCAGAGCTCCTACTGCAACTATATTAATTCTTTGAGTTGTTGCACTTGAACCAGAAATATCGACTGTAATGCTTAGGTCAGTAATAAAGCCACCAAATAGATTTACATAAGTGGCTGTTGAATCTTGGACTTCAATAGTTACTGCATCGTTAATCTCAAAGGGAACTGAGGCCTCGGCGGTTTCAAGAAGCGTAAGGTTGCAATATCCAGCAATAGGCTGAGAGTAAATATCTGTGCGACCAGAAGTAATAGTTAATCCGCTAAGTGTTGCGCCAGTAACTGTTGATCCATTTACCTTAACGCGATAGATAGGATTCCAGATACTCATAAGACTAGTTGGCTACCCCCGCCACCCGTTCTGGCTTGAGTCTGATTTAGCGCCAAGATGACTGCTCGAGTAAATCCTTCTTCATCAATAGCAGATGGAGCATTGACATTGACAATAACATTTCCGCGCTCTTCGCCTCGTCTAGCGGCTGCTACATCAAAGCTAGAAGGGATGGCGTTACCGCTTGGAACTAAACCGCCTGAAGTAGCGCTGCGACTTACTGAGGGAGCTGCTGCGCTTGCTGGTGGAGTAGTTGCGCTTGGTGGCAAGGTTGGAAGGACTACTGATGGGCTAGGTCTGGAATTGCCTCCGACACTTCCCCCACCGAATGGCAACTGGATATTTGGAGCGATAGGAGTAGGAGCGCTACTTCTAATAGTAGGCAAATTAGGCAGGAATGAAATTCTGTTATATGCCTGAATTAGCGAATTGATGCGCTGAATAGCCCCATCAATCAATTTGAGTAGTCCATTGACTGCGCTACTGATAACACTTACTACTGGGCCAATAATCTTGAGGACTACTGAGAATGCTATTCCAATACCTTCAATAGCTTGGACTAATTGATATTTAATAATTGGGACAATATATTTAACGAAGAAGTCTGCCATCGTTCTGAATAAGTCAGTAACCGCTTTTATATCATCTTTGTTATGCTCCATCGCAATACTTACGCGATCAAAGGCATTTCTTAGCGCTTCAAGAATAGGAGCAAGTGCATTTCTTGCGGTGTTTATAAAGTCTTTAGTTTGTTGAATTAAACCAGTAGAGCCACCGAATGAAGCAGCAAGTTTTTCTATAACTGGTAAGAATTTGTCATTAAATAAATTAACTACACTTAAAGCAACTGGAAGAAGGGCTTGGCCTAAGACTATTTTGGCTTCATCTAATCTCGCAGTCAGAATTCTTTGGCTGTTGGCCATTCCATCGGCAGTTCTGGCGAAGTCGCCCTGAGCGTCAGTAGTCTGCTCAAGGATTACTTTGTGAGCTGCTAGGACTTTTTGCTGGGCAGTTAAAGTTCCAGAGCCAGAGTAAATGCCCATTTCCATAGCTTTGGCTTTAAGTGTTGCATCATTGAGCAATACGCCAAAGGCTCTAATAGGTTCAGACTCACCTCGAAGGGCAGCACCAAGGGCTGTGATTGCTTGATCAACTGAGGTGTTATTAAATGATGCTAAATCTGATGCTAAGGTTACGAATTCGGTTGAGAAGGAAGTAAGTTCTTCTCCAGCAAGTCCAGCTGATTTTCCAAAGATACCGAAAGTAGCAGCGGCGTTCATCGCCTGAGTTCTGGTCTGGCCTAGTGAAGCAGCTGCCTTAGCTCCAAAGGCTTCAATATTTTTGGCGCTCTCTCCGAAGATTACATTGACTTTAGATACTGTCTCGGCTAAGTCAGAGGCAGCAGCAACTGCATCCTTGCCAATCTTGATAGCCATTGCTCCAGCTGCAGCACCTACGGCAGCTAGGGCTATACCAGCCTTCTTTGCAAAGTCACCGACTTTGTCCCCGAAGCTCTTGGTAGTGGCGTTAGCCTTATCCATTCCCTTGACAAATTGAGTTGTCTCAGCAAGGACTTCGAGTTTAAGTGTGCGCCAATCTTTAGCCACTCTTACTCCAATTCTGAACTACTTTATTCATAGCCTGTAAGTATTTTAGCGTTAGTTGAGGCTGAATTTTGCGAAGGGTTGGAAAGATGAAGTAGCCATTTGAGCCGCCCCTTGGCGCTCTCCCTGACCAAGTTGGAAATTGTTTGAACTTCTTTGATCCGAATTCCAAGCCTTGCCAAAGTGTTCTGGTTGAGCCTCCACCTGATAAACGCTGATTAGCGAAACCATAAGATAGCCGTCCCGTTTTACTACTGCGAGAGACTGATGCACCATCAACGACTCGCCTGACGGCTTTATTTGCCTTTGTGCGAGAATATCCAGCTGACTTAATTTCGCTTTGGGCGAGGAGCGAAATGTCATAAGCCACTTTGCGAGATTCTTCAACGGCTTCATCTCCCATAGTTTGAAAGGTTTTTGCAAGCTTGCCTAGTTCTCTTTTGGTGAAGGCGCTGAATTGAACATTGTCATTCACTTCGCTTCTCCAATATCTCTAGGGCGGTTATAACATCTTCCGCGTTATCCCAGTATTGATGCGGTATTCCTGTGGCTATTGCCAGTTCTATCAGGAGTCTGCTGAGACTCCCGACTGGGTGACTTTTGGGTCTGACTCACCAGCGCTCACATCTGAAACTGTTTCCATCCAGATTTCAAAGGCTTTAACTGGCTTACCAGCTGATTCTCTTTTCATAGCGTTATACGCCAAGAATAAGAGATCCCATACGCCTATCCCATCGACTGCCGATGAGACTGTCTTGGAAGTAGTGCGTTCCCACTTAGCCCACTCAGGCGGTTGCGCAATATAAGTTGCACTCTCGCCTGAGTTATATTCAATTGTTATTGGTAATTTCATAGCTCCCGATGCTCCGATCTCTTAGCTGAAGGTCTCTGTAGGTGTTCCAACGACTGTCATCGTCCAAGTGTCGGTAAGTGCTCCAGGAGCAGCTCCACCAGCAGTTGGAAAGATTGGCAATACATTGAAAGCAAATACTGCGCCAGTTACGGCTGTAAATGAAACTGCAAGTGTGGTGTTAGCTGCTGATTCAGCATCTGCCCACATTGCCTCGAATAAAGAGCCTGCAGCTCCCCAATCTTGCAATAGTTCAATTGTGAATGTCCATTGCTTATCAACGGACTTATATGCGCGACCATCGAGAGTTTGATAAGTCTCAATGATTGTCTCGCAGCTTAGAACGGCGCTGGTCGTCTGGGCGTCATAATCGGCTGCATCGAGTGTGAAGGTCACATCGCGCCCAGTTATTACTGTTGTTGGCATTTGGGTCTCCTATGCGGTTTGCTCGTAGCGGACGCTCAAGCGAATATCTGAAACTAGCAGGGTAGTAGTTCCAACTTCAGTTACCGATGGTCTTTCGACTGTAGATAACTCATACTTGGAAGCATCTAGCTCTCCAAGAATACTAATGACTAATTGCTCTAGGTTATCCAGAGCAGCGGCGTTGCTGAAATACGCAACGCAAGCAGTTATGGTGTAATTTAATTTAACTCTAGTTGTAGATTTACCGATGAGTTCTAATTCCATATAGGGTGAATCTGGGACAATTACTATAGCTGGAACGATGGGGGACTCTGGAACGGAGTCGTAGATATTAGCGGTGCAGGCTGCTAGGGCTGTTTTAATAGCTCCTCTAACATCTGTGGCAATTGTTGAGGCAGGCATTATCCCACCATAGTTTCAACATCAAGATAAGGGCCAAGTAAGCCAGTTACTTTGGCAAGTAAATTCTTAGATAAGCGGTAAGGGGTAACTGCAAAATCTACGCCTTCGATTGATCCACCAGCTGCGGTTCTTGCTTGGAAGATTTCAACGGAAATAGCCAGAATAGCAGCTTCAGCATTGGCATTTCCGACATAGGTTGATAATCCAGAGAGCGCAGCATTTCCTGCTGGGATAACATTTTTTTCCAATATGTCTGCATTGGTGATTGCAACCGCGAATTCATAATCTGATAATCCATCTGCTAATACTGTGTGTGTGCCGTTAAATGGCGAGCCACATCCCGTAATGATTACGGATTGGCCTTCAGTAAATTCTTGGATTGTAGCGGTAATAAAGTAAGCAATATTATCTTCAAGTCTTACTTTGTTAATCTTGCTTTGGAAAGTAACTAGCATTGGGAGAACGAGATTCTCTGATGCATCTACTATGTCGTTTAGATAAGCATCGTTATAAAGGGATGACGAAACGCCAAGAATTGTCCTTAACTCTGTGGCCGTAACGATACTAGGCATTTCGCCATCCTTTCAAGCAGTTAGGTGAGCGGCCAGCTCGGGAGCGGACTGGCCGTCACTATTTAGGGTTTTATCAGGTTAAGTTGAAGTGGCAAGAACCATTTGCAACTTTAACGGCAAGTGCTCCGTAGCCGTAGTAAGCAACCTCAATCTGGCCGTTTAGAGCCACATTTGTCTGCAGACGGAATCTGCTGGATTCATACCAAGTGTAAGAATCAGGATTGATTACAATCATTGATCCATCTCCAACAGGAGCTGCGCTTAGGTAACTACCAAGGGCGCGAGATACATAGAGATCAAGTCCAGCAACATTACCGCGAAGGCTCTGTGGGCTTACTGCTCCACCTGCATTTTGTGGCTGTGAAGCTGTGTAAATTGGACGGCCTGAATCATTGTAGCTCATAATCTTTGACCATTGCTCAGGAGTAACGATTAAGTTACGAGCAAATCCAAGAGAATCAGCATAAACTTCAGCTGCTGCCTCAGCAACGAAACCAAGTAATCCTGTTGCAGTATTGGCTTGAGTTGTTGGTGCTAATTGTCCGTTAGCGATAATTGTAGTAGCAACGAATTTATCTGTTGCAAGAGCATAAGCGTATTCCATCTGACGAACTAGCTCATCAAAGAATACTGGATTGCTTCGGTCGAGAAGTTCAACGGAGAAGGTCTGGCCACCTGCATACTTATTAACATTTACTGTTAGGAAGCTGTTGGTCATTCCTGTCTCAACAATTGCATCGCCTTCGTTCTCATCTTCAACTGTTGGAACGGCTGTAATCTTTGGAATCTC